AGGTTCCCGTAACACAGGATGTTCTTGTAGAACGCATCCTGGTTCGTTGGCTGCAGCATCTCTGATGGCTTGAACCAAGTCTCTGCCAGCTTCCGCATGGTCAGATACTCCGTGTTCAGGAACCAGATCGGGTCCTCTGCAGTGGCGACAGCAGCGTCGGTGAAACCGAAGTCTGCGTAGTCGTCATAGGTGAATGGGCGGCCCTTGAACAGCAGGTTCTGGAACCCGCCGTCAGCCATATCCATGTTCGTGTACCTCGCCTGATCGACGAGCTGGTCCTCGTAGACCTCGAAGTTCGCCTGCGTGCCCACAAGGTGCGTCGGATGGTCGTTGCCTTCCGAAACCGTGTTGTACACGGTCCTCATGTTCGCCACAAGACCGGTCGCCCCGGCACTCAGGTGGTCCTTGACCACGGACTGCCAATACGTATCGGTCGTGCGGTCGATACCACCGAGGTTCCCCCATGAAGGGTTCACATCGGAGATGATCGCAGCGATGCCGTCGAAGTCCTTGCCACCGTTCCCGGCACCATCAGACCACAGCTGCTTGTTGATGGTTTCACCCATCGTCATCTCGAGCTGCTTGAGCCTCGACTCGAGCAGCTTCAGGATGGCAGCTTCGCCCTTGTTCATAGCGAGCTCGATACCTGAGATGTGGATCAGTCCGTAGAACTGACGCCACGGGAACTCTGCTGCTGAGAGTCCAGTGTTCGGGTCGGTTGAGAAGACGTCGTAATCTGCATACGAACCGACGTTCGCAGCTTCGTCATAGACAAGTGGCTCAACGATGGTGAGTCCACCGTCAGCGTTCTGGATCTTGTTCTCCTGAGTCAGGATCCAGAGCAGAACCTTCGTTGAGAAGATCTGCTCTTGAAACTGCTTCATCCACTTTTCGATAGTGGTGGAGAGCAAGCCAGTCGTGCCGTACTTTGCGTTTGGCATTGGTTTGGCTTTCTATCCGGCAGCGGTCAGCTCAGCCTTCGCCGCCAGTACAGCATCCTCAAAAGTGGACACCACAACGGGCACCTCTTCTGTTGCTACTGCGCCAGCAGATTGTGGTCGAGCTGATGCGCTGTTCTTCAGTTGGTCACCAGACCGACGCCCTTCCCGCTGTTGACCGATCCAGTACTGAGTCACCAGTTCGAGGTCGTAGTTCTGCCGGCGAGAAGCTTCTGCGATGATTTCAGCTCGTACCGCATTCGGCAGGGTTGCCCCCAATGATGTCTCAATCTCGGCAAACTTCGCATCGAGAACCGACTGAGCCTCTATCTGACGGGCCTGTTGGAGGCGGGGATCCGCTTCCAACCGTTCCGTCACCAACGCATCGAGCTGTTGGTTCCATTCATCTTCCGTCGGTCGGACCAGGCCTTCGACCTGAGTAACGGGTTCCCGCTGCTCAGATGTCAGCCAGCCCTGATCGACAGCGACCGCTCGAGCGAACTCTTGCGGATCGTCGATGAACTTCTGGTAGAAGCCGAGAGCGTTCTCAGCTTGTTTGCGCTGTTCAGCCAACGCTTGTGTCTTGCGTGTGTAATCGGCTTGCCGCAGGAAGCCGTTACGCATCTCAGACAACGGAATGGTCGTCCCTTCCTCGAGCTCCACAGCGGTGTTCCAGAAGTCGTCCGACGTTGTGTCGGTTGTCGATTCGGGTGCATCGTCGAGCACTACCTCGTTGAGGAATGCTTGAAGGTCGGGGTTGGATGCCTCTGCTTGATCGTCTACGTCAGGGGTTGCTGGTTCGGAGGGACTGTCCTCTTGCGACAGAGTGTCGTCCGCAGGTGGCCCGTCTAGTTGGGCTTTGGCTGCTCCGAATGCTTCCTCCAACGAGGTGATTTCGTCGGCCATGTCGTCCTTTCGTTTGAGAGGCAGTGGTGCCTCTCATAACGGAGCGTAACACACGACGGATGAATCAGTAAGCAGCTGGTGCGATCTCGCCGCTTTCGAGCATCCCGGTGTTCGCAGGTGACTGCGCCATGGTCGGGTCGACACCGGGTGGTGGTGGCGGTGGCCCGCCCCCTCCGGGGGGCGCACCTGGTGGTGCTCCTTGACCCATCTGAGCCATCATCTGAGCCATCATGTCCTGTTGCCCTGCAGCCGGATCCTGGCCGGCTGCTGCACCACCGAGCAACGAGTCGATGTCGGTGAGGTCTGTCGCTTCCATCCAGAGGCGCAGCATGTGTCCGAGGTCGAACTGGATACCCATCTGCTGTAGTTGCGGTGCCGCCTCGAGCATTGCGAAGAACATCTCTCTGAGGCGTTCCTCCCGCAGCTTCGGATCCCGATACTCTGTCGAACCGATCTGGACAAGCACCTCGTACTCACCGACGAACATCGCTGCCGATGGTTGCAGGTCAGCACGTTCCGTGATCGGTTGCTGCGTAACCTCAGCAGCCTGCATGTCGAGCCCCTGCTCCTGAAGCGCAGCAGCCTCGTCAGCCTGAGCCATACGGTTGAGACGTTTCGCTTCGTCGCCACCGATGAACATCGCCCATTCCTCGAACCGTGTCTTGGGGAACACTTCACGGGCAATATTGAGGATCAACGTACCGAGCTGTCGTGCCGCTTCCTCAACGATCGTGAGCTTCGCAGTGAGCTTCACATTCGCAGACGCATCCATGATCGATGCCTCAGTAGCGGTACGGGTGATCTCGGGTGCGATGCCACGCTGATACTCGGTGATGCCAGTGATCTCCCGAATGTCGTCCTTGATCTCAGCCGACGCCCCGTAGTTGTCCGCAGTGATGGGTGGCATGTTGATCGGCATGAACACCGACGACAGCTGTTCCTGGGTGTCGATCTCGACGATCTCGTTCACGATCGGGGACTTCAACGCCGCCTTTGCACTGTCACCGACAGCGCCTTTCTTCATGGCGAGCTTCGCCACGTTGCGGCGACGGTGCGTCATCAGTTCGGAGCGGGTCTTGTTCAGCTCGGATTGCAGCTTCGATATCTGCTCGAGGTCGCCCATGTGCCACGGAGAGTTATCGAGCTCATAGTTCGGGAGCTGCACGATCGGGAGCTCGACCGTCTCGAGGACCTGCCACGGCATGTCGGACTCGGCGGAGTTGCGGGGGAAGGCGTACATGATGCGGTCGGTGACGTCGTAGAACTCGATGAGTTCAACCCACTGGTCGTCGTCGGCCTGGGTGATGTTCGTACGGTCCGCTCTGCCCTCGTCGTCAGCTGATGCCGTTTGGCGGTCAGCGAATATGAACCCCGGCGGGATGGTGTAACGGCCGTCATCTTTGACTTCACGTTGCGTCTTCCAGATGCGGTGAGCGATCCAGCGGGCATCGTGGATACCGGTGGCGTACTCGTCGATCCAGATGTCCCACGGTGAGATGCGGTCCACATGTATCGAGGCAACGTCCTCTTCCTCGTCGAGTGCGACCTTGATCGGGTCGATGGTGTACGTCGTCTTGGCGAACCCGTCGCCCATCTTGAGGTAGTCGAACACTGCCTGTCGTAGAGCGGTCTGTGCCCCGACGGGCGGGTGTCGCCACAGCCGGTTCAGGAACACTTCCTGCAACGCCGCCGAGGTGCGGGTTGCGTCAGTGGAGAACGGCTCAAGATAGAACCGTGGCTCGTTGCCGGTGATGTACGGCTTGATCGTCTGGACAGTGGCGAACGATACGTTCACGACCGTCAGGTCAGCGGACGGATCTTCGACAGCGTCGAGGTCCCACTGTTTCCCCTCGTACTGTTTCGATACGAGTTTCCACGTTCCCTCACGCCGAGCCGCTCGATGCTCCATGCCCGCTTGGAGCAGGCTACGGGCATCGGTGACGGCTTTGGCATGAGTGGGCGTTATCTCTTCAACGGCGTACCCGATATTCGTCGGCACAGGATCTCCTGAAAGTTAGAGGCCCATCGCTACTGAAACGTCAGGTGTCACACCTTCGGGACGGTGCTGCTCGATGAGGTTCGCCTCAACGATGACACCCTCACGGGCGTGCTGTTCGTTCTGGAAACCGAGTGAGAAGCGTTGCCCTGGCATCCACTGGGAAGCGGCACCGACCGTGTTGCCAGCAGGCACGAACACAGCATCGTCGGCACCTGCGTAGGAACCGACGAATCCGAACATCGGGATAAGGGCGCCACCGATCTCGTTTTCGGGTGTGCCGGAGATGCCGAGCGCTTTGCCGGGGTCAAGCCCGGGCTCTACGTCTGCGTCGATAACGATCTCGGCAGGGTCCTGAGAAGGAGCGGAACTTCGGTCGGTGATGTTCGATGCGAATGTAGTCATGGTTCACTTCCCTGTGTTCGTGATGCCCGGATCGGGCGTGTGCTTCGGAGCTGATGCGGGTTGCACGACCTTCGACTTGATCGAAGTGGGCGTGTCCATCGAACCGCCAGCTTTGCCTGTTGCGTTCGCTGGCTTCGACACCTGGGTATCCATCGTGGATCCGGGTGTGAACCCTTTCTTGCCTGCAGGTTGAGCAGGTCGCCCAACGCTCGGGCCTGAATAGCCCTTCTTGCCTGACTTTGGTGCTGAACTCATGTGACGTTGCCCTCTCTCAGATGTATCGAGCGTACCACAGGTTTCTCCGTGATTGCCCCAATGGGTTGAGCTAAGGCTACACCATCAGCATGCGCCGATGAGGTTTCCATCGCCCCGAACAGTTCACCCATCGTCAATGGACCGGGATCCTGGTCGTAGAAGATCGGCGGATACAGCACAGAATCTTCGATGCCACGCTGACAGATCATGTCGGCCATGATGAGGTCGTCATGGTTCGGCGGTTGTGCTGCGAACCCGCCTTTCCCGTTCGCAAGGAACGTCGAAGCCTCAGCGAGCAGATATTTGTCGTGGAGCTCGAGGGAACCGATCGAGATGGCGTTGACGTACTGGTGGACAAGAAGTGGTTTCGTCACCGGCGATGTCACCCACCCGTATCGGGGTGTCCTGTCGGTGCGCTGCTGGGCTGCAAAGTTCTCCATCCGGTACAACCTCGGATACCCTTGTTGGCGCAGATATTCGAGAGGAACCAGACCAGTGTTATTGCGCTCGACGATGAGGAGAGCATTGTGGTACCAATATCCGACAGCGGCGAGGAGCATCCCCATGAGATGAATGGGGACGTGTGCCTTCAGGGTTGCTACACGGTTCCCTGTGTATGCGTCAGCGACAACGATGGTGTTGTAGTCGCCGTGCTCCAACCCTTCAGCGATGTCAGCCCCAACGACATAGTTGGGTTCACGGATCATCCGTCCCTTGTCGTCTCTCTCGATGTGTGGCTTCTCCCACACACGGAGCTCGAGTGCTGGCGTAGGTTCGTCGTGCGGTACCTCGGCCCTGTCGAACGTGTCAGGGTCGATGTCGTTGATGCGGGAAGCGTCGTAGCGAGTCATTGGTTCGCACCAACAGAACTCGTCCTGCATCTTTTCTACAGGGAGGGCAACACGACCCGACTTGAGGAACGCCTCAACGTCGGTCGTTGGGTACTCCTGAGCGAGAAGGTGCTGTGTGTTGACATAGACGGCCTTCTTGTTGGCATACCACTGCTCATCCCTGCCAGGCACAACTGACCACGGATAGAAATGGCGCTGCCACAGCGACCCGGGGGTGTCGGCAGTGGTGTACGTCTGATGAAAGAGGTTCCCCATCCCGTTCGCAGTGGAGAACATGAACATCGGGCCGTAGGTGAGGGGATCCAGGGCGGCGAACACAGCATCGGCGTCCTCCATGAACGCAGCCTCGTCGAAGATGGTGCCCCACACTGCGTCGCCACGCCCCGATGACGCCGTGGACGGTATGGAAGTGATCGAGGAACCGTTCGTGAACTCGATGGACTCTGCCGTCTCCCTCGAGATGCCCGGCAGGCGCTGCCGGAGCCACCTCGGGAGCCTCGAATACGGTTCGATGACCTTCTTCTGAAGCGTCTTCTTCGACTCGTTGAGTCCCTGAGACACGATGAGCCACGGATGGTTCTCATGAAACAGCGCATCCCATGTCGCCACGCCACACCCGATCGTGGTGAACCCGATCTGGCGTGCTTTCAACGATACGTCCCGTTCACCAATGACCCGGGTCGCAGCTTCCATGTGTTCGATGATGCCGGGCTGATGCGGCCACGGCCGGAACGGCTGCCACCCCTTGCCGACCTCGAGGACCTTCCAGAACTGCTCCATGTAGTACAGCGTCGACTGCTCGGAGCGGCGGAACTGGAACTCCCGTTTGATCTCGAACGGACTGGACATCAGCCGACCTGGTTGAGGCGGTCAGCCATGATCTCAACATATTCGGACATGGCGTCCTTGAGCTCTTTCATCGTCATCTTCTCCACAGGGGTCATCTCGGCAGCGTCGATCGCTTCGTCGAGAAGCATCGACTTCTCCATCATCGTGACCAGGAACTTCGCAGCAGCGGTCTGCTCCGATGGCCGCACCGTTTTGGACGTTGCGGTTGCGTATTGGGCATCCATGATCGGTTCAAGCCACTCGAGGCTGACCCGCATCCCGCCCTGACGATATACGGATCGCATGAAGGAGGGGTCGTTGCGCCACAACGCCAACGTACGGGGTGTCACATCGTATGCTTTCCCGAACTCGGCATAGGTGCGGTACTCACGATCCGGTTTCGGAGTCATCAGCCACACCGCAAAGGCGTCACGTTCACGCCACTTCGTCTTCAACGTCTCCGTCGGCCTCAACCCGACAACCTTCGCCTCACCGGGCTTGTCCCGCCGTTTGCCACCCATCAGAGAAACACCGGCTTCCCTCTCTTAGCGGTCTGTATCGCCCGACGGACCTCGTCCTGTGACCCAGATTTCGGCTGTTTCCGTTTCGGGGACTCAACGATGCCGCTGTTCGCCTTCGGAGGCTCGATCGGCAGGTACTGGTTACGGAGCTGCCACGTATTCGGAGGCTGATACCGGGGGCGGGGAGGATACGAACCCGACGACTTCGCATCGGATTCGTCAACATACGGCGGCGGCGGCCACATCTCAGTCACCGACGGACCGTACGGCCACGCCGGGCCGACAGGACCCGGAGGCATCGCAACCGAAGGGGGTAACACTCGAGAGCCGGGGCAGAACGTGCCGCTGCGAGGCACCGGAGGCGGATCGGCAAGCGTCGTCGGCTGCGGATGATCCCAATAGCCACCGGTTCCGTAGAACGGATGCGACCCGTAACCCGGACCCTCGCCG